ATGCGTCCCTTCAAGTTGATTATGTGATTATCAAATGATAATCCATAAGCCCACGGATAGTAGGCTTACGGGTATCACTTAGGCTGCAACGGGTTCAGTTGCTGCAACCTTAGGCCGTGAGCACCATGTCGGCACGTTGACGGTATTATGTTCCCGCATAGGCATGATAATGCCTACAAACAAGGGTTCACTGTCAATATTGACAATGCCACTATCGTTGCCCCGTTGCTTAATTTGCACTGAAATACCCGTTGCTTTGCAGCCCCTTAAATCGTTTGCACAATCGGCAAATGCTGCAATGTAATCAGGGTTGTACGTACTAGGTTCAAGGCCACTATCACTGGTCAACGTAGGGACTACACGGTCACAATCGGGAAACTTACCTTCAATCGCTTGAAATATCATAGTTTCACCTTGAGGGTTTATTGCACTGATTTTCACGCCGTCAACTGTAAAGCAAACGGTTTCACGGCCTTTTTTGCCCGTTGCTGCAAGGGTTTTCACACTATCAAGGGGCATAATCACGCTGCAAGGGTTTGCAATAGGTGTTTCATCAATAAGCAAACGTCCAAGCATGTGCCCGTTTGTTGCTTCGATATAAGTGCCACGGTTATCCTGGACCACGTGCAAACCGTTCAAGTAATATCGAATATCACTTGTGGCTGCAAGTCTGGACATGGCCTTGAGTTGATTACGTTGAATTGAGAATTGCATACTATGCTCGCTTTCATTTGAAGTTAACGATTATCACTATTGATAATCCTACAAAGCCCTGCAAACAAGGCCTTGTAAGGTATCACAATGCTTCAAAGCCTAAGCCGTACCCTGCATACCCTAAGGTTTCAGCCCCTGCAAACCACGTTTCAAGGTCATAATCACTTGCAACGTGATAAGCGTTATCCTCAAATACAACCCAGTAATCGTCATTGTGTGTATTTGACATACGTACGGCAGCCCTTGCAGCGTCATTGAATGTTGCATATGCCATTAAAATTCCCCCGTCATTTCAAGGTCTTCTAAGGCCGTTACAAGGCCGTCAAAGTCTTCATTTGAGCCCAGGATACTTGCAAGTGCAAAAACGGTTTGTACGTCGATACCGTACGTTTCAGCCAGGTCGATTAAATAGGCTTTACGATTTTCAAAGCCTTCAGATTGATAGATTGTTTGCATACTATGCCCCTTAAAGTTGATTGAATGCAAAGCCTAGAATTCTATGCTTTACATATATATACATAATAGAATCATGCCAACTTGTATAAGTCATTGATTTATATAGTATAGGAAAAACCCTCATGTAAATCTATACAGTATTATTCTAGTAATAAAGTTACTGCAACGGTAGTTATTCTAGGGTTAGTATATGATGTATACTAAATATAATCTAAGTGTGTTTATTTAATAGTATATCTAATGCAATGACGGGTAACTTATCAGGGACAAAAGGGGTTTGTCACTTTCCGCCCACTGCAACGACAATTAAGCCTTACCCGTTACCCGTGCACGTCATGACATGGGTTTGGGGTTTGTCGCACATCATCACACGCTAGCGCATTACCGTTGGCCACATTGATGGGTCGCAGGGTCTGGAATGGTGTGCCCCCCACCTTCCGCCCCCCATAAAAAAATTGTGTTTTCTGGTAAAGTGAAATTTCTGTTGGTTACCGAATGCTCCAGCAGTTGCCTTGTGGGTTAGTCAGGACTCAAGCTCTTGACTAACCCTTTTTTTGTCTGTAGTATGGAGTTATTGGTAGAGAGGTGTAGAAGATGATTACTGAGATTGGTATTGAAGTAGGTGTACCTGCACCCAAGATGAGGGTGGTGTATGCCTACCCGTATGAGGATATGGATGTGGGGGATAGCTTTGCTGTACCGCTAGAAGCCAGGGCGAAGGTGTTGAATGCCAACTACAGGGCTGGTAAGCGGTTAGGAAGGGTATTTACTGCCAAGACAGAAGGTGACACTGTGAGGGTGTGGAGAACAAAGTGAGTGAACTGTTGTGGTTAACGGAGGAGGAGTTGCGGGATGTGTGTCGCATCTTGGCTACTCGTCTGTGCCAGACGGAGAACAAGATGTTGATGATGGCTGTAGAGATGGAGAAGGCGGTTGCATATGGCTACAGAGTTGGCTACGAGGATGGCGTTGCTGGAGAGTCGTATTCGTTTTCGCAAGGAGATTTGGAAAGCCTTGTCTTGCACTAGCAAGAAGCAGAAGTTGAAGTTGGTAGAAGAGTGGAGAGCCAAGTATGACGAACACCATGTCAAGACTTTGCTCAACTGTGTGAGAAACAAGAAGGCTGCTGGTGAAATCCTTGATTGGAAATTAGATGAACTTTGACCTGAAGAAGTTTTACAAGTTTTGTTCTGAACTCAAGATTGAGACAAAAGAAGAAGGCTTGAAAAAGATGGGTACTCTGTTGGGTACTCAGACATATGTGATGGATGAAATTCAGAAAGGTCTAGATGAAGATGTTCACTTCTTTGTCATCCTCAAAGGTCGTCAGTTGGGCATCACAACTATTTCCCTCGCTCTCGACCTCTACTGGCAGTTCACGCATCCAGGGTGGCAAGGTACATTGGTTGCGGATACAGAAGAGAACAGAGACATGTTCCGCTCTACTCTCGCTATGTACATTGAGGGGTTACCAAAAGAGTACAAGATTCCACTGGTTGCCCACAACAGAAACCAGATGGTTCTCAAGAACAGGTCAAGACTGTTTTACCAAATTGCGGGAAATAAGTCTCGCTTGGGGCAGGGAAAGGCTATTACTTACCTACACGGTACAGAGACGGCATCGTGGGGCAACGAAGAAGGTTTAGCCTCACTGATTGCTTCTCTTGCTGAGAAGAACCCTGAACGCCTCTACATGTTTGAGAGTACGGCTCAAGGCTTCAACATGTTCCACGACATGTACAAGACTGCCAAGAAAGCAAAGACACAAAGAGCCATCTTCTGCGGTTGGTGGCGTAATGAGTATTACCAAGTCCCTGCTGACTCCAACATCTACAAGGTGTACTGGGACGGCAAGTTGACAGGCGAGGAGAAGGAATGGCACAGAGATATTAAGAAGATGTACGGCTTTGAAATCAATTCTCGTCAGATGGCGTGGTGGCGGTGGAAGATGTTTGAGGGTATCAAAGACGATGCGCTTATGTACCAAGAGTTTCCACCCACTGAGGACTATGCCTTTGTGATGACAGGCACTTCCTTCTTCTCCCACACCAGATGTACGGAAGCTGCCAAGACAAGCAAGAAGACAGAGTGTGACCACTACAGGTATGCGTTTGGTCAACTCTTCCAAGACACAGAAGTGTTGCGCTCAACTGAGCGTCTGGGGACTCTCAAGGTTTGGGAAGAGCCTGTGGACACTGCCTACTACGTGATTGGTGCTGACCCTGCTTACGGCAGTTCTGATTGGGCTGACAGGTTCTGTATTCAGGTGTACCGCTGTTACGCAGATGGTCTTGACCAAGTTGCAGAGTTTGCAACCTCTGAACTCAACACCTACCAGTTTGCGTGGGTCATCGCCCACCTTGCTGGCGCATACAAGAACTCAACCCTGAACCTTGAAGTCAATGGCCCTGGTCAAGCTGTCATCAACGAGTTGCGGAACTTGAAACGTTTGGCAAGCTCTATGGGCGGGGCTACAGGGCGGGATTTGATGGATGTGCTTGGCAGTATGCAAAACTACATCTGGAGGCGTAACGACACCCTTGGTGGCCTCTCCAACAGTATTGGATACCTGACTACAAGCAACAGCAAGGAACGCATGTTGCAATACATGAAAGACTATTTTGAGCGGGGCATGATGGGCATTCTCAGCATGGATACCTTAGAAGAGATGAAAGGTATCGTGCGAGAGAGTGGCTTCATAGGCGCACCTGGTCGTGGCAAAGATGACAGAGTGATTGCTTCTGCCCTTGCCGCTGTTGCCTATGCCGAGCAGATTCAGCCTCGCCTCATTGCCCAAAAGATTACCCGTGCCGTCAGTGCTGCCCATGAGTCCTACACCCCTGAACAGATTGCTGTCGGCAGAAATGTCAGTGATTACTTAAAGCGGATTGGAATGTATGGTTCATAGTCAATTAACAATCGTGTCTGTTTACGGACACAACAACGGAGCATCTGCCATACCATCTATTGTCAGGAGTATGCAGGAGTTGCCAGGCAGTAAAGGTTTGCTTATCTCACTGGAAGAACCACCCAACTTGCCAAGCAATGTAGTCTGGAAGCGTTGTCACGGCATAGATTACCTTGGATATTCCCTCTTCATGATGCACAGCCTGTACGCCTTTATAGAGACAGACTACTGCCTTGTCGTGCAAGATGATGGGTGGGTGTTGAACGGCAAGAACTTCAAGCCTGAATACTATGAGTACGATTACATAGGCGCACCCTCACACTGCGCTTTTGGTGACGGGCATCTGTACCTCAAGTTTGCGTGGACTCAGGCTACAGAGCCTGTCAAGGTTGTCCAGAATGGTGGCTTCTCCCTGCGTAGCCGCAGATTCTTGGAAGCCTGTAACAAGCACGGCATCGTGCACCTAAACAGCAATGAGATACACGGCTGGAATGAGGATGCACAGTTGTCAGCCATCTTGAAGCCCGTCTTGCAGTCCTACGGATACAAGTATTGCCCTGATGACATTGCCAAACACTTCAGCATGGAGTATGTCGGGCGTGGGTTTCACGAAGATGGCTTTAACTTTGGCGGGTTGCTTGGTCACCACGCCCAGACAAGGAAGTTAGTAGACGCTAACCATGTTGTTGTCCCCGCCAATCCTGCCTTGTCACATGGCGAAGTTGAGTTTTTGGATTGGTTGCAAAGCAATGGCTACACACTGGAGTACAGATATGACCCCGTTGTCCAAGCGTGACCTCACAAAACACATGCAGCGGTTCTACGCTGACAAGGAAAGAGGCATCTCTATCGCCCTTTTTGCCGAACTTGCTGGCATAAGTACGGGGCATTTCCACGATGTATTCATCTACAACCGTGAACCACTGACCGAAAACGTCCAACGCAGGGTAAGTAAAGCCTACCAACAGTGGAAAGCGGGGAACGTGAAGGTCATGAAGAGGCGGGATAACACCCGCTATGTGGACTACAGGAAAGAATCTCAGCCCGTGTTTATGCCCAAAATGGGGCTACAAGTAACGTCAGACGGCATAAAAATCAAGGTTGGGATGACAAACAGGCACGATTACAGCGAAATTTCACTTGACGAAGCACTAAGGGGGTAACTATGGGTATTTTGAGAGACTATTACTGCACAAACCACGGAATCTTTGAAGCATGGGAGGC